ATAGCACGAATGCTAATAGTCACTACGTCTTCCTGATACTGTTGATCAGGACCAATCCCGAGATATCGAACTCCAATACCACCAGTTCGAACATTGGTGTCATAAGAAACTATGCCACCTTCAATCATCATGCCCGCATAGAGTATAGGACCAAGACCTTTCTTGTCATTTGCCTCTTCTCGTGCAGATCGAATTAGTTGTCTTTCTTTAAGTAGGTTATCAAGACCTACACGTTCTACGATCCTAAACCACTTACCATCACCAGCTTCTTGTAATGATTTGATTAATACTGTCTCTCCGCCTTGGGTTACCGCTGTAGAGAACTTAGCTATGTTACCAGAATCTTTTCTTTGTCCAGTCTTATCACCAAACCCATATAGTGCAACTACGATCTTACCGTCCTTTGGTGGCGGGATGTGTTTCTTAACCTTAACTTCAGGTATAAGTTCTGCATCCTTCTTGATAGGGATCGGTCCGCATCCTGCCAAGATGACACACAGTAAAGCTAACAATAACTTTTTCATTAGAATTTAAGTGTTCCAATTGGTATATCTATTTGCGTCACTGTGCCATCTGCAGCAGTAACAGTTAATGATATAGAGTCAGCATTCTTAACATAGACGATTGTGTTACCTTCAATGGTGACAGTTCCATTGTTCTGTGGATTCTCACCAAAAAGGTTGTTGATTAATTGTGTAGATAGTTGAGCATAGACTCTGCTCTCAAAGTTGTTTAAGAACTTTTGTAAGTTCGTATTTTTTGCTGCGGCTGCAGCATCTTTGGCTGCTTGTAGCTTAGCGTCTTCAATGGCTTTCTTACGCGTCTGCTCTGTGTTCTCGATAGTTTGTACGTGAGAACTATATCCTATCCCATTGAAGGATGGAGACTTAAACTGATACGTGAGCTCTGCATGAGCGCTAGTCGTTATCAGTAAAAATATTAGGCTTCTTGTGAACTTCATCGTGTTCCTTGTCTTTTAAAGATAGAATGACGTTCACTTTTTGATTGAGTCTAATCAAGTCGTTATCTAACATACGAACACGATCGATCAGTTCAATCAATACCTTATTTGATTCACCTATTACAGGGTCGATTTCCTCAGTTACCCACTTCCAAATATAGTAGACGAAGTACCCTAACCCGCCTGCTGCAATAATGGGGAACCCATACTTATTAACTAAATCTGCTAGATCATCCATGCCAATATAAACCCTACGAATACGCCTAATAAGAACCCAACGGCTACTTCGCTATAGGTGCATAGTAACTTATCTCTATTCTTTTGTTGACTTAAATCCATTAATCTCTCCTAGCGTCAGACTGCTCTGCTCTAGCTATTCTATCTAAATCTGGTGGGATGCCTAGTGCATGAGATACTTTGGTATCAATACGAATGACATCATGGTTCATTGCTGCTACTCTTTTATCCAAAGCTTTGATGATATTACCCATACCTTTTACGGATCCGGTAACACCATTTAGGATAAACTTAACAGTAAGGAACACGAAGTAACCGGCTGCACAAGCACCAGCTATTGGAAAGCCCACGTCGGCTATTATTTTGAACATCTCTCCCATACTAGTATTTATATGGAATGGGATTAGGTGACTTACTTTTTAACGAATCTTTTTGATACAGATAAATGCTGTTGAAGTTCTTTAGTTTTTAGTTCCGGCAACTCATATTTTTGATTTAATCTATCTAATGAATTCAAAGGTTTATGATTAAGATCTTCAACTTCTTCTTCAATAGTTTTAGATGGACTATTATACTCGTTGATGTTTATGCCTAAGGAAGGCTCCTCAGGGGCAGGTGGTGGTGCGGTTGGTATTACTTCATCATAATGGTCACCGTTATTACCATTCTGACCTATGACATCAGTTCTCTTTTCGTCTTCTGGCCATTCAACCTTAGGTGGTTCTTCATCTAAAGCAAATGATGGATCCCAACCTTCTCCGCGATCTGGCTCTGGCCTTGGGTCAAAATCATCAGTAACTGTAGGTTTATCATCCCAATCAGCCCATGGATTCTCACTCTTAGGTTGCCATACTTGTTCCCAACCTTCACGAACTACTTTTGGCTGACTTTTTTTTAGTGACCAGTTAACTGCGACTAACATGAGTACTGCAAGTGGGTCGAATACTGCTACGATCATGAGGATAACAATCCTGACCGCCTTCTCAAGGAGAGATTGGTCAAGACTGTCACCATATATTAACGCTGCGATGTATTTGATTGGTCCGACTTCGGCTTCGACTTTCCGGAGTTGACTTGCCACTGGCTGCCTTTCTTCGTTGAGTTTCGCGATCTGTTTCTGCGAGGCTTCGATTGTGGCGTAGAGGGACTTACGTTCGCGGGCTTGACCCTTTCTGATCGATATTGATCTAGAGACACCACTGTCGTCGGTGGCACCTGTGGTGCGGGAGATTGTTTGGTCAACTTGGTTATCCAGCTGAGAAAGCGTTTTACGAGCTTCATTTATTGTTTCCTTTTCGGTCTTGAGCCTCTCATCTATTAATGATAGTTTTGATGAGACGTCTCCAGTTGGGACTGCTTGATCTAAGTGAGCCTTAGATAAGAATCCGAATATGCCCATTGAGGTGAGCGTCATTAAAATAATTAGTGCTATTGTGAAGTATACTCTGAATAGTTGTGGGACCTCCTTCCAGTTTCTATACAACCATGATGCTACTACTAACTTAGATACTTCTAAGATAGATCCCATCACCATGATAGGGATTGCTGCCGCAGCAAAGATTGCTACCAAACCTGCGATAGAGTAGAACGCAGCGATGCAACTCAGCGCTATAGCTGATACAAACATTACTGATGTCATCACTTTATCGTTCAAAATGTATAACCAAATCTTTCGATGTCTTCTGCATATAACCTATCTACTATTGCTTTTGTAGTATCGTTATAGTAGTTTTTATAGTCATCATTAGGCGGACGACTTACCTTAATCTTTTCTAATGGTTCATGACACTCAAATATGTTTTGGATCTGTACAAAATCTTTATCGAGGTTTTCAAATTTTAAATAGGCATCTATCTGTCCATCATGCCAATATACTTGAGGAGCATGAGCACCAGTTTTATAAGGACCTCTTGGATTATTATAAGTGAAGTTATCCATGTTTGTTATAAACCATTCAAAACTTGGCCAATTGTTCGGATCTAAATTATTATCAGTAACAAATTGAGAATTCCTATAGTCCTTTACATCCTTAACCCAGTTGTAATAACTAACCATACGATCCCATGGATTTCTTACCACAGTGAAAGTAAAATTCTTTGCGAATGTATTTTGAATAGAACTACATAAAGGATGATAGTCCCAATATTTTACTTCTGTTCCTGGTTGTGTGATGTATGATTGCATCCATAGACCAACAGTCGTTCCAGCTGTTTTTGGTACGTGAATAAATGTACAATTAACATCACCTGACATGTATACGGTTGCCATGTTTACTCCTTAAAATTGATACTTAAATCGCTCTATGTCTGCTTCAAATACTTTTGCAATAACATCTCTAGTGCGATCTGTATAATATTCTCTATAATCTTTACGGACAGTTTTATTGGTGTGAGGAATGATAGTTCCTGATACTCCAACCATGTCCATGACTACTTTCATATCTTCATTAATAGTTTCAAACTTTACTATATAGTCTACCGGTGCATCCATCCAGTGGGTGCTTTGGTTTCTGGCTATTAATCCAGTGGCTCCTTCAGCATTTACTATACTGTCCATGTTATCAACAACCCATTCAAAACTTGGCATATTATCGGCGTCAAAGTTATTATTTTCTAAAAACTTTTTGTTTGTAATATTAAACAAGTTTCTACCGTTATCACGTTTTACAGTTTGTGCCCAATGATACATGCTTACAAACCTATCCCATGGGTTTCTTACAACTGTAAATGTAAATGCTGGTCCATACCCTTCAGTAAAGACACTTAATTTAGGGTGTTTATTAAATGACCAACTTTGAGTTTTTGGTCCATGGTGCTTTATTAACCACGCATGCACACTACTGCCCCCGGTCTTGGGAATATGTAGAAAATTAAGATTAACTACACCTCTAAGAATAGTAGATGACATACTATTTATGGTTCTTTCTAGAGCGCGCTTCATTAATCAATACTGTCTGTATACGTATCACTTCGTCTTGTTCTTTAATGTGTTTATTTTGTTCATCTATTAATTTAAGTATATGCAGATCTTCATCATTCAATGTATTAGTCATCTCAGATTGCTGGTTAAGCAACACGTTTAATGACACTAACTTTGCATCATAAACTGATAGTTGATTTAAACATGTAACTGCAACATAAACACATGCAGCACAAAGTATAACTAAAATATAACCTATAATCTTATTCATACTTAATATGACTCCTATGTACCCGACAGTTTACGATACCGTTGTACCACATGTCAGGATGTTCAAGAACTTCGTTCTGCATCTGGAACTTAGCCTCAAAATATGAGGCCGTCCCTTTAGATAAACAAAACATTAGGATTTCCCGTTTAAACTTATCCTCTCCTAATGTCTTGACATCATCGATTACTTCTTTCGATGAGGACCAATAAGTCCTCCAATCAGATTCTATTTTACTGCGGATCTTCTTTTTCTTTTTGGTGCCGTTTTTAAGCGTAACTGTTCTTGTAACAGTCTTAGAAAATTTAGAGAGTTTCTTACCAATATACTTTTTATTGGTAACGCAGTTAGTAATGATATATACAAACCCAACATATTTATCGTCAATAGTCTCAACGGGCACATCGTTGTAGGTCCATGTCATTCGTCTTCATCTTCTTCATAGATATCGGCTCCACACACCGGGCAGTATACGATGTCTTCTGCAGTAACATCGTTGGTCTTTATAGTGACCTTACCAATGCTCTCA